CTTAGCCACGCCACTACCACTTAGATTACCCTCAAAGGCTTTTAGTGATAATCCTAATTGAATGAACATCACCGTCAAAGCACCAAGAGCCATGGTTAATCGTCTTTGGTCAATGGAGGCCAACACCCAAATAGCGGCAGTAAGAATAGCCAACGACCCAGCAATCTTTAGCAATGTGTCTGCTTTGATGTTGTTTTGCCAGGCTTCTAAACTATCTTTTACACCGTCTAAGATGTCTGTGACGCCACCAAATAAGTCTGTTCCATCATCTATAAACTTCTTAATAGCTAATAATAAACCAGCTATCAAACCACCATTGAGAATATCAAATACTCTCTCTGGTTCAAAGTTACCAAGAGACTCCATAAGACCATCAACAAATCGTCCTATACCCTCTGCAACTATAGTGCCAAGTTTTAAAGCCGCAGGCGCAAGTTTCTTTAGTAATTCCCAGATTAATCCGAGAACTTTACCAGCAACCTCTGCAATCTTTTTAAGTGGTGTGAATTGTATGTCTAAGTTCGACATAAAATCTTTAAGACCACTTAAATCCAATCCCTTGAAAGACCCAAGGCCAGTCTTGAAATTGGAGAAGAACTCAACCACTTTCTGTCCCATCTCTTTTAGTTTTATTACTAGTGAGGATATAAACTCACCAAACTTAGCGATGGCACCAGTGAAGAAGTCTGTTTCTTTTAAACTATCTCTTAGATTGATAATATAGTCTGCTATCAATACTAAGAAGTCGGTTAGACTGCGTATTGGTTGATCCAAGTAACTAGATAATCCAAATATGCTTTTAAACACAGCGCTCAAAGCCATACGGACTATGTCAAACACGGCAAATATACCTTTAGAGATCTTCTTCAGTTTCTCAAAGCCTTCGCCATTTAAAATAAGCTTTTCTGTGAACTTAGCCAGCGCATCAGTTAACTCGTATAGTCTCTGTGCTGTGATTGGAGGAAATATCTCTTTCATCCCCTTTGTTATGGGATTGATGACGCTAACAATACCATTCAAGACATTCTCAAATGCCTTAATTAGTTTTGCTCGTCCACCAAGATCCTTCCAACCTTGCAATAGAGCATTCCTTGCATCAGCGGATGAGCTTAGTATTGCGCTAAACCAGTTGTTAAAGTCAGTAAGAAACTTCTTAGCCTCATCAAAGTCACCAATGATGATCTCCCACGTCTGAGCCCAACCAGATTGTGCGGACTCTTTGAGTGTATCAAACAACTGCGTGAATGTCTTAACATCTTGTGCAGCAGCTGTGGCTTTCTTACCTATGTCTGTAGTCGCATCGGAGTAACGTTCTAGTGTACTAACAAGAACTTCTGTGTTTAGCCACTGGTCGGTAAGCGTATCATTGAAGTTCTTTGTAGCATTGAGCAGATTACCAGCAACGGTCTTATACATTCCGTCGCCTTCTTTGGTCAATGTACCCATAGCAACAGCAGAGTCGATCAATTGTTGTTTAAACTCAACGGTACCCATGTTAGCCAATTCAATTGACTTCCAGTCGATGAGTTTGATGTAACCAGATGATAGCGCCTGAGCAAAGTTATACATAGCTCTTGACGCCTCATTCGCATTAGCCCCAGAGACAGCAGCAACATTCGCAACACCTTTGATCGCTTTGACTGATTGGTCTAGCGACACACCAGCGTTAGTGAACTTACCTATGTTCTGAGTCATGTCTGAGAATGAATAGATGGTTAAATCAGCATACTTGTTTAGTTCATCCAAATATCGCGTGACGGTTTTAAGGTCCTCTCCCGTACCAGCCATAATTGTTTGAACACTATTAAGTTTGAGTTCATACTCATCAAATCCCATTTTGATTGGATCGATGGTTAATGCTTTAGCAATCTGTTTACCCGCATTAAAAGCAGCATTTACTATGTTAGTAAACACTGTAATAGCAGCAATACCCATCAAAGAGAATCTACTTGATATGGTATTGAGACTATCGGCGATAGCTCCTAAGTTTACCTTATTAGCAGCGGAGGTAATGTCTGCAAAACCTTGTGCAGCATTGTCGAACTTCAAACTTTTCTTTAGTTTGTCAATCGAGTCAATCGAAGACGATACGTTCTTGTCAAACCCAGAATTCTCGAACGCCATCTTTACGACTCGCTCGTCAATAGTTTGACTCATAATCTACTTACCTCCTTCCACAAGTCATGTGATAGCTGTTCAAATAGCGGTTTCATAACAGGATTGATAAAATCTTGTCCTGCCACGTATGTACCACCCCTTGTACCGTGTCCGTATTGTAATAGAATTACTATAGGAGTTCCTCCGGGAGTTACATTATTGTTTGTCCAAGCTATGTAAAACCCATCTTTTGTTTGAGCAATTCTAAAACCCCATGAATCTGCACTTACACCACTGTCTTTTGGTGTGTTGGAGCCTAAAACTTCTACACCTTGTCTAGCGTATCTTTCTACTATAGGGCGGAAGTTCTTTAGTTTTAAACGCTTAAGATAGCGTTCGGTTCGATCAAAGTTTCCATAATTTCGAAATGTGATCAAATGTGCCTCCTATCCCGTAGTATTAAGAGCCTGCTTTCTTGCTGCATTTAATTCGCTTTGTCGCTTCAAAGCATGCCGTCTGTCCATCTTTCCTTTAGGTTGATTCTTAATGCTACAAACGTTTACTAGGGTTAATAATCTATTTAAGTGCCAAGTTTGGCATTCAAACGGAATGTTAAAAGCGATCATCCAATAATAAACTATCTCGGCAGTAATAACTTCTCTACTAGTCTTCTTGTCTTGAGATTTTCCGAATGTAGTAGCTGTCATTGGAGCTTCTATGTATTCCGTAATTTGGTCAATTTCATGTTGAGTGATGTTGTTGAACACTGATGGATCAACGTTCTGCGTTATTGTCATGCAACGAATATAATCTAAAGTCTGTTCTCTTGTCTTATCTGTCTTTGTCAAAAATGGGATGTTCCATTTGGATTCCCATTTGGATAATGAGACGAGAGAATGCTCTAACTTAAGAGTGTGACCTTTAGTATTAAAAAATTCGTTGGTCTTACTATTGTACAACTCGACAGATGGAATTACTAATGTTAACATTCTCTCGTCTCCAAATATCACTTCTTTAGCAGGTCGTTTACAGCCTTCTCGTCAGCGGATTCCTGAGGAACAATGGCTTTAAAGAACTCCGCTGCTTTGTCGGGGTCCGTCGCAAGCTCCATGAACAAAATATTGTATGCTTCTGTTTGAGAAAATGCCTCTGATAGTTCAAAGGATTTAACAAACCGGCGTCCATCAGGAGACTTCTCGCCATACGCCTTAAATATGATGTCCTTAAAGACGCGAATGATCATTGCGCCGTTCTTGGCAGCTGTGATCGTCTCGACCATCTTTACGAAACCTCCCGTCGTGGAAAGTTCCATCTCGGTGATCTCGGATTGGGTCAGGTTGAAATATAGATCTTCAGTTCGTTCGTTACCGTCGTAATCGGTATAAGAAATAGTACGTTTTAACATGTTATCTCCATTCAAGATACATGGACCCCATCCGAAGACAGGGCCCATGCTAAAATATGATCTTACGGGGCGAAGATAGCGATCACTTCGTCGGGGGTCGGAAGAGCAGGCTGTGTGGGACCAACATCATCACCATACAGAAGTGCTTCCAACGCAGCAAGATCTACGGAATCCACTTTGGTGGAATCGATCGTGATCAAGGAAGTCGGTTTGAGTCCAGTCACAGGAGCAGGAGTCGTTGTGAACTCCCAGCTGAATGCGATAGCTTCAGGAGACTCGTTGATTGTCTGATAGTTCTTCTCGGACGGGGAAATAAGAGCTCCGTAAACCAGGTGGAGCTTGTAGCCGTGATCCGCACCATCGACATCGTTACCGATCTTTGTGCGATAGGACATTCCAAAGGATTTGCGGGACTGTTGTCCAACGATAACGCCGGTCTGAGGTTCTGAGGAACCGTCACACTGCCCGAACTCGTCGGGGTATGTGAAGGCTTCAATTGTGCCTCCGAACTCTTCTGCTGAGAGAAGGTTCAAGTACTTAATATTGTCCGCAAATTGGGGATTCGGTTCTGCACCGGAAGGGGATTCAGTCACAGAGACCAAACCATTCCAAGCAAACCCGGTGTCATAAACACCACTTACATTGGGGATGTAAAGAACGCCGTGATCTACGCCGCTCTCGTAAAGTTTCTCACCTACACCATCCCAGGCTATAATTTGTGCCATTAGTATACTCCTTATTAGAATAGGATGCTAAAAACATCATGGTTTAGATTGTCAGACGTAAAGTGTCGATCGAAGTTGGTTCGTGGAAGTTGAGCCAATTCATCTGGCACTGTACTGTCTGGATCTACTGCAATCGAGGTGATCGTATACTCCTTGGTAAGTATTAAGGGCATGTTGTCACCATGATCTGCGTGAATATTACTTCGTTCGTAAACGATACAGGGATAAGATAGCATAAACCCTGAAGGTGGTTGAAAGTAAACGTTATTACTTCCAAGTATGGCTTTTAGTATGTTATGTAAATCAAGCCGTGTTGCCATTATACACACCTCCTAAGGATAAGATAAGACGAGGTCTCTGGTTTTCGATAGATGTCACTTTCCAGTAGACCCCGTACCATTTAACATATCTCATCGCTGAGAAGTTCGCATTGGCAAAGTCGTCTGCAATGATGCTAATACGGTTGTTAATGACAAGATTGTCCATAACATTGCCAGAGTTAACCCATTGTTTAGACTCTTTAATAACGTCTCCGTAATACTCACGTTCTGTTATCTGTTCGGTAAAAACACCAGGCGCACTTTCGACCATGCCTGTGAAGAAACCGATAGTTTCATGAAACTTTGCCATTTTGAACAATGCCTAAACTATTAGGCAGTCTTGCGCTCTACAGCCAAAGCACTCTTCGGATTGAGCAGCGAGCCGGAGACACGCGTCTCAATCAAGTACTTCATTTGGTTGTAATCGATGTCGAAATCATCGAATGTGGAGATCTGACCACCAGCGTCTGCACCATAGGTGTAGTCGGTAGGATTGACCAAGATTCCGAGCAGGTCTGCGGTAAATGCGGGTGAAGTATTGGTGCGTTGAACGCCTTCGAGCACTTCAACTTCAACGATTTCAGCAACGCGCAAGCGGCGAGCAAGTTCATCAACGTTCTGATAGATGTAGCGATCGGTCGTGTCCTTCAACAGGAGCATTCCCATGAGCACAGCATTTGTCGTGTACAGGTTGGGCGTTCCGGTGCCTTTGTAGTTCACGCGGGCAAGCAGGATCTGATCGATAATGTCGGCGTAGTCGGTCACAGTGACGTCAAGGCTCAAATAGTGAACAAAGATCGGGTCGTCGCCGTAAATTGGGCGAACCTTGGAAGGATCGATTGCGTCATCGTCAACACCGAAAGTACGTCCGTCGCCAACCAAAGCTGCGCGGGCAACTTCCTCGTCGAGCATGAAACGCATTTCGCGCCACATCCATGCCACAACATCGAAGTCGGTAATGTCAGTCACATCGTCTCTATCCAACTTTTGTTTCTTGTAGATCGTTGTCGGTTCGGTGGTGCGCTT